GCAGGAAATCGCTCGCGCGATCCGCAATCTCATTCGCACCGGCATTGTGACCGACGTCGATCCCGTCAAAGGGCTCTGTCGTGTCCAGACCGGGGGAATCCAGACGACGTGGCTCAACTGGCTGACGGCGCGCGCCGGTCGTTCGCGGTCGTGGTGGGCTCCCTCGGTGGGCGAGCAGGTGCTTTTGCTTGCGATAGGTGGCGAGCTCGACACCGCATTTGTGCTGCCCGGCATTTTCTCGGACGACAACCCCGCGCCGTCAGCCTCGCCCGATGCCTTTCATATCGCCTTTCCCGACGGGGCGGTTATCGAGTACGACCCCGAAAGCGGGGCGCTTACCGTGTCCGGTATCAACACTGCCGACGTGACCGCGTCAGAATCCATTACAGCGACCGTGCCGGTGGTGATGGTCAAGGCCGAGACCCGCATCACGCTCGATACGCCGGAAGTGGTCTGCACCAACAAGCTGATAACCGGCTCACTCGAAGTGCAGAAAGGCGGAACGATGAAGGGGAATATCACCCACACCGGCGGGAAATTTACTTCTAACGGCGTGCAGGTGGATGACCACGACCACGGCGGCGTGAAGGGCGGCGAAGAATGGACGGAGGGGATTAAATGACGGTTCGCTATCTTGGCATGAATAACCAGACCGGCCTCAGTATCTCTGAAGCTGAGCATATCAGGCAGAGCGTGCGCGACATCCTCGTCACGCCCATTGGCTCGCGGGTGATGCGTCGCGAATACGGCTCGCTGCTTTCCTCGCTGATTGACCTGCCGCAAAACCCGGCGCTGCGACTGCAGATTATGGCCGTGTGCTATTCCGCGATCCAGAAGTGGGAGCCACGCATCAGCCTGTCATCCATCACCTTTGAGCGCGCAGAGAATGACGGCGGGCTGTATGTCGATATTACCGGCACGCGCTCGGCGTCCGGCCAGCCCTTTTCCATCACCATTCCACTGAGTTAAACGCTATGGCAATTGTAGACCTGAGCCAGCTCGCCGCGCCTGATGTCGTGGAAGAACTGGACTATGAAACCATCCTTGACGAGCGCAAGGCGACGCTCGTCTCGCTGTATCCCGAAGACCAGCAGGAGGCGATCGCGCGCACTCTGACGCTTGAGTCTGAACCGCTTGTGAAGCTGTTGCAGGAGAACGCTTACAGGGAGGTTATCTGGCGTCAGCGTGTTAATGAAGCGGCGCGGGCGGTCATGCTGGCCTATTCAGCAGGAACTGACCTTGACCAGTTAGGCGCTAATTCCGGCGTGGAGCGCTTAGTCATCACGCCTGCAGATGAGACCACGCTGCCGCCGACGCCTGCCGAGATGGAGTCAGACACCGATTATCGCCTGCGCATTCAGCAGGCACCGGAGGGGCTGACGACCGCCGGGTCTACCGGTGCGTATCAGTTTCATGGCCGCAGCGCCGACGGACGGGTCGCGGATATTTCCGTCATCAGCCCGGAGCCTGCCTGCGTCACCGTGTCGGTGCTGTCGCGTGAGGGTAACGGCGCGGCATCCGACGAGCTGCTCGCCGTGGTGCGCGTAGCGCTGAATGATGAAGACGTTCGCCCGGTTGCCGACCGCGTGACCGTGCAGTCAGCCGACATTGTCGATTACACCATCGAGGCCGCGCTTTATCTGTACCCTGGCCCTGAAAGTGAGCCGGTAATCAATGCGGCAAAAGACAAACTCAAGGCCTATATCACCGCACAGCACCGGCTCGGGCGCGATATCCGCAAATCCGCTATCTATGCCGCGCTTCACGTCGAGGGCGTGCCGCGCGTCGAGCTGGCCGCGCCGGTGACCGACAATGTTCTCGATGCGACGCAGGCGTCGTACTGCACCGCATACAGCGTAACGGTCGGGGGTAACGATGAATAAAACCAGATTATTGCCGACGGGCTCGTCGCCGCTTGAGGTGGCGGCGGCTCAGGCCTGCGCCGTTATCGAAAGCACCCCGATCCCCCTGCGCCGGTTGTGGAGCCCTGACGACTGCCCGGTCAATCTGCTGCCGTGGCTTGCCTGGGCGTTTTCGGTTGACCGCTGGGATAGTGGCTGGCCGGAGGAAACAAAACGCGAGGTGATCCGCAATGCGAGGTTTATCCATGCGCACAAGGGAACGATTGGCGCAGTGCGCCGCGTTGTTGAGCCGCTCGGCTACCTGATTAACGTGTCCGAGTGGTGGGAGACCAGCGACCCGCCCGGTACCTTTCGCCTTGATATTGGCGTGCTGGAAACCGGCATCACCGAAGAAATGTATTACGAAATGGAGCGGCTCATTGATGACGCCAAACCGGCAAGCCGCCACCTAATCGGCCTTAACATTATTCAGGATGTGCCGGGCTCGCTGTACGTCGGTGCCCTGACCTATGACGGCGACATTATCACCATCTATCCGGGCTAAGTGAGAGCAATATGACAGTGAAATATAAAACGGTAATCACCAAAGCCGGTGCGGCGAAACTGGCGGCGGCGACCCTCCCTAACGGGAAGAAAGTGAACTTTGCGGCGATGGCCGTCGGCGACGGTGGCGGGAAACTGCCCGAGCCTAATGCCGGGCAAACAAAGCTTGTTAATGAGGTCTGGCGTTATGCGCTGAATAAAATCAGCCTGGACAAAAAGAATAAAAATTACGTCATCGCCGAGCTGGTCATTCCGCCGGAAAAGGGCGGTTTCTGGATGCGTGAAACAGGGCTTTATGACGACACCGGCACGCTGATTGCCGTCGGCAATATGGCAGAAAGCTATAAGCCGGAGCTGGTCGAGGGCTCAGGGCGCGCGCAGACGGTGCGCATGGTCATCATGGTGAGCGATATCGAGTCGGTCGAGCTGGCCATCGATACGACAATGGTGATGGCCACGCAGGATTATATCGACGATAAACTCGCGGAGCATGAGCAGTCGCGTCGGCATCCTGACGCCTCTCTGAAGGAAAAAGGTTTCATACAACTGAGCAGCGCCACCGACAGCGAGTCTGAGGCGCTCGCAGCGACGCCGAAAGCGGTTAAGGCGGCATATGACCTTGCGAAGGGTAAATACACCGCTCAGGACGCCACCACGGCGCAAAAAGGTATCGTCCAGCTATCGAGCGC